GCCAAAAAGCGAGACTCACTCGATTGGGATGCTGAGTTCGCCAAATACGGTGTCGGCCGCACAGTGGGAGGAACTACTCAAGGAATCCTTAGAGTCGATTCCTGGAACAATCTGGGCCGGTATCGGGACGTGGAAGGCGCGTTTTTCATATTTGATGAACAGCGTCTTGTCGGCGCAGGGGCCTGGAGCAAGTATTTCATCCGAGTCGCTCGCAATAATCATTGGATTCTTCTCAGCGCTACCCCCGGAGATACGTGGCTCGATTACATTCCGGTATTCATTGCAAACGGATGGTATCGAAACCGAAGTGAGTTTAAACGGGAACACGTTGTTTATAAACCGTACACCAGTTTTCCCAAGATAGATCACTACGTAGGCGTTAATCGCCTTGTACGCCAACGTGAGGCACTTTTAGTAGAGATGCCATACGTACGTACCACTCGCCGCGAGCTTAAGGACATCGTCGTCGACTACGATCGACACAAATTTGAAAGGGTGGTGAAAGATCGATGGCATGTTTACGAGAACAGACCCTTGAGGGACGCAGCGGAACTATTCTCTGTGATGAGGAGGGTTGTCAATTCCGACGCTTCGCGACTAGAAGCGGTTACGAAGTTATTAGCGGAGCATGGCCGCCTGATTGTGTTCTACAACTTCGACTACGAGCTGGAAATGCTGAGAACATTAGGGAGCAAAACATGGGAATCAACGGAATCGAAAACCTCATTGAAGAAATGGGGCCAGCCCTCGACGAGTCGCGGCGCCGCCGGGTCGAAGGGGAACCAAGCAATCTCAAAATCACAGCGTACGAAATCATCGACGGAAAGCGGGTCGAAATTCCAGATCGCCGAGTGGAACGGCCACAAACACCAGCCGATTCCGGAGACTGATCGGTGGCTTTATCTCGTTCAGTATGTCGCCGGTTCCGAGGGGTGGAACTGTATCGCTACGGACGCGACGTGTTTCTACAGCCTCACGTATTCGTACAAAAACTGGCATCAGGCACATGGTAGGACCGATCGCCTAAACACTCCGTTTTCGGTCTTGTATTACTACGCGCTGGTGTCGGAGAGCTTGATTGACCGCGCAGTGGCAAAAAGTCTACGGGCGAAGCAGAATTTTAACGAATCGCTCTTTATCCGGTCAATTAAGGATTAGTCGGGCCAGGGTGGATGCAATATAATCAAGTATAACAAAACGGGCACGATTTCGGCGAGATTCTGCCAAAAAGCCAAATCCTAGAGCAAAAACTTTTTGTACGCGAGCAACTTAATATAGTATAGTAAACACACTATATGGAAAACGCGTTTTTAAAAAAGTTTTTCTCGAAAATTTTTGGTTTTTGGCAAGATGTGGATGAAAGGGAACAAAGCCATAAAATGGACACGAGAAGGAAAACGATCCCAGGATTCGATCATTACACGATCGATACCTTTGGCGCGGTTCGCAATGCTGAGGGTCGCGTCCTTACCATTCAAATGAATCAACAGGGAACGGTATACGTTTCGCTCTATCGAGGAAATGGCAAGTATTCGACAAGAGCCATCTCCAAATTGGTTGCCGAAGCATTTATTCGGAAACCACATCCATCTTTCGACACCCCTATCAACCTGAACGGCGATCGAACCGATAACCAAGTACTTAACTTGGCTTGGCGTCCTCGATGGTTTGCGTTTCGCTATCATCGACAATTCGAGAACCCAATAAACCAGCCTCCAGTGATGGATGTAAGGACGAACATTGTCTTTCCAAGTCCGCACGAAGCTGCTATGCAATTCGGGCTCATTGCAGCCGAGATCTATACTCAAGCGTGGAACTATTCGTCTCGTGCAGAAACTCGAGAAACAGTTTGGCCTACTCGCCAACAGTTCTGCGTTTTGACCTAGATCATATTAAGTAGTCGATTCTACCAGGCTTATGATAGAAGGGGTAGAGTAAGCCTCCTATCATTTGTCTCTTTTTTGTTTGGAGGCACGATGACAGAAACAGCGTTAGAAAGAGCTTACAAAACCCACCTTCGCCAAGAAATCGAGAAACGCTTCCCGGGGTCGTTGGTGATTATTAACAATCCGAATCTTCGTCAGGGGATTCCGGATCTTCTCGTTCTTATCGGTTGGTTCTGGTTTGCTTTAGAAGTCAAGCGAAGTGAAACTGCGCCGTATCGACCGAATCAACTCTACTACATCGATAAGATGAACGAGATGTCTTTCGCCGCTGCAATCTATCCCGAGAACGAAGAGGAAATTCTCGATGCAATTCAATACACGCTCGAATCTCGTGGGCACGCATGCGTTCCTCAGCCCCAGCTCTCCCGCCTGGGTAAATTACGAGGAAGATAAGCTTGACCGAGTGTTCTTCGCCGCTCAAGCCGCTCGTCGTGGAATCGAATTCCATGCCTTCGCACACGACGCCATTCGACTGAGAATCAAACTTCCAGATCTTCGATCGACGATCAACATGTACGTTAACGACGCCATTGGCTATGGCATGACACCCGAGCAGATTCTTTATTACTCGGACAACTGCTATGGCCATGCGGACTGTGTTGGTTTTCGTAACAACACCCTTCGGATTCACGATCTTAAGACCGGCGTAAATGAAGTCTCGATGGCTCAGCTTAGAGTCTACGCTGCACTCTTCTGCTTGGAATACCGCTTCAAGCCGAACGAGATAGCAATCGAACTTCGCATCTACCAAAACAACAACGTGAAACTCGAGATACCAGAACCAGGAGATATCTTTCTGGTCATGGATCGAATTCGGATCTTCGATAAACGAATCAACGAGCTGAAGGCGGAGGTGACGTCTTGATCCTGGATGAAGAAGCTTATCTGGCACACTACGGGATTCTTCGGCGTTCCGGCCGTTATCCCTGGGGTTCGGGTGGAAACGTCAGTACTCGAAATCGATCGTTCCTAAGCATGGTCGATGACCTACGAAGCAAAGGGATGAGCGAAACTGAAATCGCCGGTGGCTTCGGTATGACGACGACAGAACTTCGCGCTCTTCGTTCGATCGCTAAAAACCAACAGAAGCAAGAGCAGATCAATCAGGCTCAACGCTTGAAAGATAAAGGTTACTCAAACATAGCCATTGGTCAAAGGATGGCGCTGAATGAGTCATCAGTTCGAGCTCTATTGCTTCCTGGTCAGAAAGATCGAGCCAACATCCTCGCCGCGACAACGTCCATGCTCAAGGATCAAGTTGCTAAGAAATCTTTTGTGGACGTCGGTGCTGGAAGCGAGCACCACATTCCTTTGGGCATCAGCGAAACTAAGCTTAAGACTGCTTTGGCTGCTCTGAGAGAAGAGGGCTACGGCGTTCATTACGTCAAAGTCGAGCAGCTGGGCACAGGCAAACAGACTACGATGAAAGTTCTCGCTGCACCAGGCGTGACTTATTCGGAGGTCTTCCGGAATCGCGACAATATCAAGAGTATCGCTGATTTCAGTGAAGACGGGGGTCGATCATTCGATTCTATAAGGGCTCCTCGATCTGTTAGCTCTAAGAGGATCGCTGTTCGGTACGCTAATCAAGGCGGCTCAGAAGCTGACGGTGTGATCTACATTCGTCCAGGCGTCAATGATCTTTCCATGGGGAAGTCTCGTTATGCTCAGGTTCGCATTGCCGTAGATGGCACGCATTACCTTAAAGGCATGGCGATGTACAAAGACGACCTTCCTCCTGGCACCGACATCGTCTTCAACACAAACAAACACGACACTGGCCATAAGCTAGACGCAATGAAACCGTTGAGCAGTGATCCAGACAGCCCATTCGGTGCCACTATTAGTCGTCAGCATGGTGCCATGAACATAGTCAATGAAGAAGGTCGATGGGAAACGTGGTCCCGTAGTCTCTCTTCTCAGATGCTGTCGAAGCAAAGTCCGGCTCTTGCTAAGTCGCAGCTCGACATGACATTTGATCAAAAACAGAGGCAGTTCAATGAGATCATGTCATTGACCAATCCTGCAGTTAAGAAGCGTCTGCTGGATGCTTTTGCAGACGATGCTGATTCTTCGGCAGTTCATCTAGCGGCGGCCCATCTTCCTCGTCAAGCCAACCACGTTATTCTCCCAATCAACTCGATGCGGGAGAATGAAGTCTACGCGCCCAACTATAAGAATGGCGAACGTGTCGTTCTTATCCGCCATCCACACGGCGGAGTATTCGAGATTCCTGAACTTACCGTGAACAACCGTCAGCCCGAAGCAAAGAAGCTTCTAGGTAACGCACCAGACGCTATTGGTATTAACCATAACGTGGCGAAGAAACTATCTGGTGCTGACTTCGATGGCGACACGGTCATAGTAATACCTAACAATCAAGGTCGAGTTAAGCATGCGCCTGCTCTCACCGGCTTGAAAGATTTCGATCCTCAAGCGTCTTACCCTCACTACCCTGGAATGCCAAGGATGACGCCTAGACAAAAGGCGTTTGAAATGGGTAACGTTACCAACCTAATCACAGACATGACCATCCGAGGCGCTAGTACCGCCGAGCTAGCTCGAGCAGTTCGGCATTCAATGGTGGTCATCGATGCGGAGAAACACAACCTCGACTGGAAAGCCTCTGCCAAGGACAATGGAATTGCTCAACTCAAGGCCAAGTACCAAGGCAAAGGTAATGCTGGTGCAGCAACACTGATCTCTAGGGCATCGGCGAGG